GTATCACAGAGCCGCACCTTCTGGAGATTGGCAACAGCTGCGTACTCCGTCGTCTGCCAGAGCTGGATAAAGTCGACCACGATATTCTCCGAGGGGATCCATGGCCTGTGGTCTTCCAGGTACTGCTGCGCAAACGTTCGCAGCTGGGCTTCTGTCGGCTCTTCAGGAAACTCTGTGGAAAGATCCATCACGACCGGCTTCGGATCTGTGACGTCGGCTGCCGATACGATCTTCTCCGGCAGTGTCACCAGTGTCTGTACGCCATCCACTTCCGACGCCCAGTAGGGGACGATAGCGTTATAGAGGCTTCCCGCATCAACGATCTGGTTCAGGTCGCTGAGGTTCTTTCCGTACCGGATGGTAACGCCTCTGTTCACGCCTCTGCTCCCGTGGAGCTTTACGGTCCATTTTTCAAACTCCCACTCACCGCCGTAAACATCGAGTAAGGAGCCTTCCACACCGCCCAGGAGCGACCGGACGGAGGACGGCACGGAGACAGCAAAGTCCGCCCTGGTCGTCTTATCCGTCCAAAAAGTGAAGGGACAAGCGCTGATGGCGTTAGTGGACAGCCCTGCCAGAGCATCCTGAACATCGTTAGCCGTGAAGGGATCCACGATCACGTTGGAGAGCCGGTAGGACAGATGCCTTGCGTTAAAGGTCACCTGGCCATCCATCGGCGCAGACCGACGATAAATAATAAAGGGCTGCACATCCCCGTCATCGTCATGGGTACAGGCAATGATCCTGCCCTCTGAGATGTCCTGGTAGTGCCGCCCTGTGATGGGATAGACGAACTCGCACTCGTAGGGTCCGTTCCTCTCCTCCGTCACGATGCACCGGATGCAGTCGGCCAGCCTTCCGATGCCGTTAGATCTGAATTCAGTTTCTGTATAGTCGTATAAAATCGGAATCATCTATACCCTCCACCATCTGGGTGTGATCTGAACGGAAGTAATGGTACTGTCATAGGCGATGCCCGTCTCCCCGGCTGGAAGCGTGGGGAAATCATTCCCCGAAAAGCTCACCAGGGAATTGCAGTTCGCATCATAAGAAAAGCAGTCCATCATTTCACAGTCGATATCGATATGTGTGTAGCTGTTCTCGGCGATAGTCACAGTAACGTCTCCTACTGTCAGTTCGCCATAGCCGGTCACCCGGATCAGAGGCCTTGCCGGCATGAGCGTGGGATTGGTAATGCTGCCGCCGGTAGATAAAGCAACCGACGTTTCTCCGGATACCAGATATCTCTGGGGCTTACACTCAAAGGTCAGGTCAAACTCTCCTGCGTGAAGCCGCGGCTCCATCTCCGCTTCCAGCCCGCCCTTATACACAGCCAGCCGGTACTCCTCCGGGTGATAGGAATCCGTGAGTCTTACGTACCCGACTGTCGACAGGAGCATGGATCTGAGGGCAGCGAGGTTGACTTCCGCATCCGCTACGATCCCGCAGCGGTAGGTGAGCTCCACGTTCTGAAGCCTTGTACTGGTACTGAGGAGATCCCCGTTCCTCCCCGGGATGCTGATGTTCTGGTACTCCCTCGCCGGGCTGTTATAGGTGCCGGCACCGGAGAGATAGACGCCGTAATCCCGGCTGTCCTTTCCTCCGAATGAGAAATAATTACGCATACACTGCTCCCTTCTGTCTCTGCACCTGAGTCATCCGCTTTGATACCTCATCGGCCAGCTGCCTGACATCCATACCCGGCGCCGCGTTGACGGTGATGTAGGTATCCCCGCTGGATCCTACCATCTCCCTGAGCTTTTTGAGACTCATGACGATCTCCGCGCCTGCTCCGTCGCCAAATCCTTTCACACCGCCGATAGTCGGCAGGACCGTGGGGGATGTAAAGAGGACCGGATTGTCGTAGGCCTTCCGGTACCAGTCAACGGCAAAGGAAGGCTTTGTGCCTGCTCCGCCAAGACCGTAGGGAGGGGTACCTCCGGAGATCCGGAAGTGCGGGAGTTTGAAGTGAGGAAGGCTCAGTTTGCAGTTGTTGATAATGTTCTTGATCTTGCTGACAGCGTTGTTGATAGCTGTCTTTGCACTTTCGATCGGACTCGTCATCGCAGTCTTCACCGCATTGAACTTGCTGGTCACAGCACTCTTCAGGCTCTCCACGGTAGAGGACACAGTGCTCTTCAGCGTATTGAAGGTGTTCGTTACTGCGGTCTTAGCATTGGTAACAGCATTTGTGACCGCTGTCTTCAGGGCCTCCCATTTCTCCGTCACGGCCTTCTTCAGGTTCTCTGCTGTAGTGACGACGCCGGTCTTGATCATGTTCCAGTCATGGATAAGGCCATCCTTCATCTGCCTGCAGGCATCCACGATCTTGTCCCAGTTTTTGATGATCAGGATCCCGGCTGCAATGGCCGCGCCGATCCCGATGACCAGGGGACCGGACAATACGCCGATCAGAGGCGTCAGGACTCCCATGATGGTGCCGACTGCGGAGATCATGCTGCCGATACCGATGATGATATTTCCGATCAGCATGATGACCGGTGCCAGGGCAGCGACGATCCCAATGATGGTCAGGATCATCTTCTGCTGTTCCGGGGAGAGATTCCGAATCCTCTCCGTGACAGTCTTCACGACTCCCGCCACCCGCTCCAGGGCCGGCGCCAGAATGGTGGCCACGTCCGCGCCGATCCTAGCCAGCGTTCCGCCGACATTGGCCTTGAGTTCATCGATCGTGTCATTGGTCTCATTGAGAGCATCCAGTGTATCCTGGGAAAGGATAAGTCCTGCTTCCTCTGCCTGATTGCCGAGGTCCTTCAGTGCCGCTCCTCCGTCATCGATGATGCCGGCCAGTTGGTCTGCGCTCTTACCAAAGATCTCCATGGCCAGCTGGTCACGCTCAGTCTCGTTGCCGACCTTACTGAGTGCAGTCAGGGTATCGTAGAAGACATCCTCCACGTCCCTCATCTCGCCGTTAGAATCCTTAATAGATACACCCAGCTTCTTGAAAGCATCATTGCTCTCCGTCATCTTGGGCTTCATCTTCCTCAGCGCCCCGGTGATGTCTTCCAGGGAGACGTCGACCAGATCAGAGGCATACTTCATCTTCTGAATGGTCTCGGTGGATAGGCCAGTCTGCTTGGCCAGGGTGTTGAGATCATCCGCGTTCGTGACGGCATCGTAGCCCAGTTTCAAAAGAGACCCACCCAGGGCGGCAGCCGCAGCAGAAGCCGGAGCAAGCTTCTGTCCGAAGTCCGTGACCTTCTTCCCGGCATCCTGCAGCGCCTGGCCGACAGCCTTCACCTGCTGGGAGGCGACAGAGCCAAACAGCTTATACTCCTTCTCCAGACCGCCAAGATTCTGCTCCGTCTCGATGATCTCCCGCTGAAGGGAATCCCACTGAGGCGTTCCTTCCTGCACCCCTGTCTGTGCTTCTTTCAGGGTGGAAAGCCGTTCCTTTGTCAGCCGGATCTGATTCTCAAGGAGCTTCTGTTTCTGGGTCAGGAGCTCTGTGTTTTTTGGATCCAGCTTCAGGAGTTTTGTGACGTCCTTGAGGTCAGACTGGGTCGACCGGATAGTCCTGTCGACAGACCGGAGGGCCTTGTCCAGTCCCTTTGTATCGCCGCCGATCTCGACGGTAATGCCCTTGATCCTGCTTGCCATGAGGGTTCACCTCCTTTCTTCGGGTATAAGAAAAGCACCGCCTCATAGAAGCGATGCTTTTACACAGATAATCATTACTAAAGCTAATCAACTGTTCTTTTCAGACAATAATGTTGCTATCTTATCTAACTGTCTGATTATGATCCAGTTTTGCTCTTGAATTGTCCTCAAGAGTAACGCGGATGATTTGAGGGGACTCCCATTTATTTCTCTTTGAATACCAGCTGTTATATAGTCATCATTAGCATTCCTGGTAACTACATCTTCAGCCATGGCTTTTATTTCGATATCACGCAGTTCTGTTATTTTAAATTTTTCAAATTGCGCCTGATTCTTCTTGTCTCCGGCTTCCTTTACTTTGTCGAACAATCCCATTTGATAACTCCTTTCCCATCTTCACTAATACTTATTGATTATTCATGTTGATGAACTTTGCCCCTGTATAGTTGATTCCATCAGGAAATAGATTGTTAAAGGTGTCATCGTAGTATCCTGCAAACCTGTGCTCAGTAGTTATATCATAATAGCTATATACTCCCTCCGAATAAACGATTGAAGGTGAATAAGAGAACGTTCCAATCAGTTTCCCGCTTAAATCATATAGATTAGTATTTGCAACAACAGCCTTATTTACTACTTCCGCATCCCCACCCTTAAAAGGTTCACAAAGAAGCTGCATTGTTTCAGGATTGTATAAGCCAATATATGATTCATCATCCTGGCCTCTCAGTTGAATAGCTATTGCCTCGTCACTACAGTGGGCTTTCTGAAGCGCATCATAAGGATAGGATGCCCAATAGAGCCGGTCTGTATATTGCCCATCAACTTTCCTGAAAGTATCTTTCTCTATATCATAAATATAGTAAAAATCTTTGGCATTTCTGAGCAATATAAATCGTTTGGAGCAATCTTGAACAACCGGCTCATCCCCATATTCTTCTGGGATTGTGATATCTCTCACATTTCCTTCATCGTCAGTAATTGAAAGAAATACTTCTCCATTGTACTCCCCACAGAAGAATAATAAATACTTCCCATTCCAACCCTGTTTATTCGCAAAAGCCTTCTCAATAAGAGCCTGTGATCCGACTTGTCGGCTCAAATAGATGTCATTCTTTGCAAAATAGAAATCCACACCACATACTTGTGAATTTTCATCCATGAAGCTGAAAATGCCACCCCCATGATAATTAATAAACAAAGAAGGATGATTTGAATCCTCCACTAACTCTTTAACTAGTCTCCCATCAGGTGCAT